TGACTTCTGTAGTAGTTTTTAAGTATGTAATTACACAAATATACTACTCGATCTCTATGATTATCTATCATAATTCGCTCTCTACAGTGTTGTTTACGATATTTGCCTGTCCACTTAGTCTCGTAAGTGTCGCCTATATACTCATAATCTTTAACAAAATACTCTTTTTTGCGTACTTTGTTTATTTGATAACAACTATAACTTGCACCTCTAGAATTAACTACCATTTTACGTATATAACCGCTTCTGTAAATAGTAAATCTGTTTACTTCTGTGTAGCCGTTAGCATACATAGTTTTAAATGGTAACTCCCATACTTCAGAGCCGTTAGCTTTTTGCCACTTTTTAGTGACTTCTTTGATACCAAGTAAGTCAAATACTCGATATGCTTCTTCCATTGTTTTTACTTTATTCATATTGTTTTACATATATTGTAGCATCTTCGTGCACCATCCAGTGACAATCACTTACTTTGTGACCAGCTTCGTCAAGAAAATCTTCTATTCTTTGCTCATCAATACCCCACTCTTCAATGTTATATTGATTTACTTTACCGGTGGTATAGTCTAATACTGTTATTACTTTAAATCTACTCATTATTTTTATGTTTTTTCTTTCTAGTATAAGTTTTTTTACTCTTATGAACACGCTTGAATGACGCTAGTTTCCAGTATGGATTACGTTTTATTATGTCTTTCTTGTGTATTTTCATAATTATATTATCTTATAGTGTTCGTATTTAATTTGTAACTTCTACGTAAGTTAAACCTTTATACTTAAACCAGCTATTTATACCTGTTCTAAGCTTACCGTTTGGTGCTTTGTACTCGTTACAGCCAAAGTCTTTTGGTAATTCACCTATTTTATGTGGTGTGTAAGTTATTTCTACGTTAGATTTAGTGACAACTAAGTTGCCGTTTTTAAGTATTTTAATTCTATTCATATTATTTCTATTTTAACATTGTACCATAGCCACGCCTGCGAGTGATTTTTGCTATACGTTTAGCATCTTCTTGCGACATTATTTGAATGGTGTTGCCTGTCTTGTGGTTTATGACTGGAGCACAACCGTAAGCTTCGACAGTTGAGCATGCTACGCATACTTTAAAACCTAATCGCAAGCGGCCTTCTGGTATTATATTATTGCATTTACATTTCATATTTATATTATCTTGAAGTGTTCGTATTTAAATTGTAATCTAGCAGTTCTTCTAAATACATACTACTTTTTACTTGCATTAGCTCACTACACTTCTCATATTCTTCTGTGTTTTCGTAGAATTTTATTACTTCATCGATGTCAGCGTACTCTATTTCGTATGGATTACCATAAAACATTGCGTCTACGCCTTCATATTGGTCAAGAATATCTTCTACAGAACACCTGTTTGTTAATACTCCGTAAGTATTATTCATTATTGTTTCT